TTGGGGCCGTGACGTACCACATGGAGGCCGATGCACGGACCCTACGAGAGCGGGCCGCAGCGGGCCGCCCAGAGCGTGTGCGGAGGCTGCTGGAACAGCGGCTCGCGGAGGGGGTGGGGTCGGCCGCCGGCCTGCCATTTTGTCCATGACCCCGTGTGCCCTCGGCGCGTATTTCCGGACGTTTTTGATAGGGGGGCTACGTTGACCCGTACCGCCACTCCCATACCGTAGGCCCCGGAGGCCCACCATGCAGATCCGCGACCGCGTCCGCGAGCTACGCCGCGTCAGGGCCGGCGACCTGACGCCGAACCCGAAGAACTGGCGAACCCACCCGAAGGCCCAGGCCGACGCCCTCCGCGGCATCCTGGCCGAGGTCGGCTATGCCGACGCCCTCCTCGCCCGCGAGCTGCCAGACGGGTCGCTGGTCCTGGTCGACGGTCACCTCCGGGCCGAGACCACTCCCGAGCAGGAGGTCCCGGTCCTGGTCCTCGACATCGACGAGGCCGAGGCCGACAAGCTGCTCCTGTCGCTGGATCCGCTCGCGGCCCTGGCCGAGACGAACGCGGTCGCCCTCGACGCCCTGCTCCGCGAAGTCGACACCGGGAGCGAAGGGCTCCAGCAGATGTATGCCGACCTGGCCGAGGCGGCCGAGCTCTACCAGGACGACGCAAAGGAAATCGTCGAGGACGAGGTCCCCGAGCCACCGGCCGACCCGATCACGAAGCCGGGCGACCTGTGGATCCTCGGCGAGCACCGCCTGCTCTGTGGCGACTCGACGAAGGCGGAGGATGTCGAGCGGCTGATGGCTGGGGCGAAGGCCGGGATGATGGTGACCGATCCGCCGTATGGCGTTGACTATGACGGCGGCCAGGCCAACGCCAAGAAGCGAGAGAAGCTAAGTGGCGACGACACGACGGAGGTATTCAACGCCGGCCTGTCGGCGGCGCTGAACGCCGTGCCGTCTGGCCCGTGGTACATCTGGCACGCTGGCCGATACGCGGAGCCGGTGTACGCCGCAATCAGGAAGTGCGGCTTTGAGGTTCGGGCCTTGATCGTTTGGAACAAACTCAAGGCCCACTATGGAGCGCCGAGCGCTCATTACTGCCAGAAGCACGAGCCATGCTTGTACGCCGTTCGAGACTCGGCCGGATTCTGCGGGCCGAGCAACGAGGTAACGGTTTGGGACATCGAGCAGCCGCACAGAAACGAACACCACCCAACGCAAAAACCGATCATCTGCATGGCAAGGGCGATTCGGAACCACGACGCCGAATCCGTCTACGACCCGTTCCTTGGCTCCGGCACCACGCTGATCGCCGCCGAGCAACTGGGCCGCAAGTGCTACGGCATGGAGATCAGCCCGGCCTACTGTGACGTTATCGTGCAGCGGTGGGAGACGCTGACCGGAAAGAAGGCGACACGCGAGGAGGTGAAGCGTGGGAAAACGCGGACCGCGTAAACAGCCGACGAAGCTCCGCCTCCTCCGCGGCGACCCGTCGAAGGAAGGCAAACACGCCGACGAGCCGGTCCCGCCGGCCGGGGCCGTCGTCGCCCCGGCGTGGGTGACCGGCAAGGCCCGCGAGAAGTGGGACGAGGTTGTCCCGCAGCTCGAGGCGATGGGCCTGATCACGCCGGCCGATGTGGAGGCGATCGGCCGCTACTGTGCCATGTACGAGCAGTGGATCCGCTACCTCGACCAGATCCGCCGCGGGCTCGACGTGCTCGTGATCCGCGATAAGGACGGGAAAGTGAAATACATGCAGTCGACGCCGGCCGCGACGATGTTCGTAAAGCTGGCCCAGTCGATGCTCCGGATCGAGCAGGAGTACGGCCTGACACCGTCGGCCCGGGCCGGCATGGAGGTATCGCGTGGAGAAGTCCGAGACACGCTCCAAGCGTTCATCGAAGGCCGCGCCTAAGCCGGCCGCCCCGCGAAAGCCTCGCGGCCCGGCATGGAAGCGGCGGCCCGAGTACGTCCCCGGCTACACGTTCGAGCAGGAGCGTGCCGACCGCGTCGTGAAGTTCGTCCAGCAGTTCGTGACGATGACGAGCGGCCGGAAGTTTGCGGGAAAGCCGATGAAGCTGATGTCGTGGCAGATCCACGACATCATCGAACCGATCTACGGATGGGTCGACGCCGAGGGCCTGCGACGCTACCGCCGGGCCGCGATCTTCGTCAGTAAGAAGAACGGCAAGTCGTCGCTGATGGCGGCCCTGGTCCTGTATCACCTGCTCGCGGACGGCGAGCCGGGAGCGGCCGTCTACGGGGCGGCCGTCGATAGGATTCAAGCCGGGCTGATCTACCGCTCGGTTGCCGCGAGCGTCCGGGCGAACCCCGAGCTGACGCGAGCCCTAGAGGTGATCGACTCCCGCTCGACGATCGTCCACCGGCCGACGGCGTCCCGGTATACCTGCCTCGCCGCCGACTCGTGGAGGGCGGAAGGCATCGACGCGTCGTCCGTCGTGATCGACGAGCTCCACGCCCACCGGAAGCCCGATCTCGTCCAGGCCCTGACATACGCCGGGGCCGCCAGATCCCAGCCGCTCGTCGTCGCGATCTCGACGGCCGGCGAGTCGCGGAACGGGATCGGCTACCAGTGGTATCAGGACGCCCGGCTCGTGCAGTCGAGCCCGGAAGCAAACCCGACATTCTTCGGGAAGATCTACGAGGCCCAGGAGGACGACCCCCGCGGGCTCGACTCGCCCGAGGTCTGGCGAGAGGCGAACCCGTCGCTCGGGACCACGATCTCCGAAACGGACTTCGCGAACGACTACGCCGACAGCCTGACGAGCCCGATCAAAAGAACGTCGTTCCTCCGCTACCGGCTTGGGATCTGGGCCCAGGCCGACTCGCGATTCTTCCACGGCGACGACTGGGCGAAGTGCGGCTCGGGCCCGCTCGCCCCGCTCGAGGGCCGGCCGTGCTGGGTCGGCGTCGACCTGGCCTCGAACCTCGACATGACCGCGGCCGCGTTCGTCTTCAAGGAATCGGACGGCTCCTATTCCGTCGTCTGGCGGTACTGGGTCCCGTCCGAGACCGTGGCCGACCGCGTCCGCGAGGGCATCCCGTATGACGCGTGGATCCGCGACGGATGGGTGACCGTGACCGACGGCCACCGGCTCGATCACGAGGCCGTGGCTCGGGACATCATCGCGTTCGGCGAGGCCCACGAGATCAAGGCCGTGGGCTGCGACCCGTGGCAGGCCGGGGCCCTGGAGACGCTCCTCCAGCGCGAGGGCATCACGACGAAGGACATCCCGCAGCGGACCGCCTACCTCAACTCGTCTTGCAAGCTGCTCGAGGCCCTGGTCGTCGAGGGCCGGCTTCGGCACGGGGCGAACCCGGTCGCGACGTTCAACGCGAACAATGTCTGCGTGTATACGGACCCCACGGGGATGATCAAACCCGACAAGGCGAAGAGCAACGAGAAGATCGACGGCATCGCGGCTCTCGTGAACGCGCTCGCTCTCGCGTCCACCGACGAGGACACCGGCGAGGCCGCGAACCTGGACGACTGGAAGATCCGACTCCTGTAGTCGAGATTCTGCCGGGGGCCGCCGGGGGAAACTGGCGGGCATGCCCAGCCCCAGAAAACGCCCGGCCACCCCCGGAGGCCGTGGCAGCCGACGCCGGACCCCGGCGAAGGCCGCCGCGGCCCCGCGCGTGATCTCGATCCGACGGACCACGCTCCCGGTGCCCGGGACGTGGGGCGACATCCTGCCGTCTGTCGTGGGCCCCGAGACCGCGGTCCGCGTGTCGGCGATCTTCGGGGTCGTGCGGTGGATCGCCCAGGCCGTCGGCATCTGCCCGATGCAGATCATGCAGGAGCGGCCCGACGGCCGCCGGCAGAAGGCCGACATCCCCGCCGCGTACACGCTGCGGAAGCGGCCGAACAACTGGCAGAGCGCGTGGGACTTCTACGTCCTCCAAGCCTACTGGACCGCGCTTCACGGCAACGGCTACGCCCGGGTGGTCTCGGGTGACCGCGCGTGGATAGGGCCGACGCAACTGATCCCGCTCCACCCGTCCCGCGTGAAGGTCGAACAGTCAGCCGCCGATTACTCGCTGACCTACAAGTTCTGGACCGACCGCGGGACGTGGGAGCCGATCCCCGGGCCCGTGCTGCATTGGCGGTGGATCTCGGACAACGGCATCGTGGGTCACGCCCCGGCCGAGATGAACGCGACCTCGATAAACCTCGCGCGCCAGCTCGACACCGCGGCTACCGCGTTCTGGCAGAACTCCGCGCGGCCCGACATGGTCCTCGAGACGGACGAGAAGGTACCCGATGCGGCGGTCGACGCCCTGCGGGACATGCTGCACGAGGCCTACGGCGGGGCCGAGAACCGCGGCCGGGCCGCCGTGCTCCCGAAGAAAACGCGGCTGAAGCCGATCGAGTCGAACAGCATGGAGGCGTCGCAGTTCCAGGAGCTGCGGGACGCGATCCTCCCCGACGTGTGCCGTCACTGGGGCGTTCCAAGTACGCTCCTCGGCGATTCCAAGATGGCCCGATTTTCCAACGTGGAACAGGAGCACCTGTCCGCCCAGGTCTGGTGTCTCCTCCCGTGGGCCCGCCGGATGGAGTCGCCAATCGACATGGCGCTCCAGCCGGTCTACGGCGAGAACGTCTACGCGAAGCTCGACACCCGCGGCATCCTGCGGGCCGACACCGCGGGCCGGGCGGCCCTCTATCAAAGCCTCTGGAACATGGGGGCGATCACCCCGAACGAGATCCGCGACCGCGAAGACTTCGACCTCCTCGACACGCCGGCGGCGAATCAGACGTTCGTCCAGCTCGGGTTCTCGACGCTCGACGCCGCGGCCGCCCAGGCCGGGGCGGCCGGAGGCGAGCCGCCCGCCGCCGTCACCGAGCCGGCCGGCGACACGCCGGACGACGAGGCCGATGACACCGGCGAGACGACCGACGACTCCCCGGGCGACGACGTGACCGAGGCCGGCGGCTTCCGCCTCGGGCAGCGCGTGTACTGGGCCGGCGGCGAAGGGGTGATCGAGCACCTGATGACCGACGGCGTCCTCGGCGTCGAGGGCTCGCCCTACGCGATCACCGCCACCGAGGCCGAGCCGGCCGCGAGCGTCCGCGTGTACTTCGACGGCGAGCCGACCGAGTTCACGGTCGGGAAGCGGGTATCGGAACTGTCGGCCACGCCGATCGAGACCGGAGGGGAGTGACCATGTCGAACCAGATCGAGACCCGCTACCTGTCGCAGTCTGCCGACCCCGATGTCGAGCTCCGCCTGGAGACGCGCGACGACGGCCGGCCAGTGATCGTCGGCATGGCCCCGCCATGGAACAAGTGGTCCGTGGACCTCGGCGGGTTCAAAGAGCGTTTCATGCCGGGGGCCTTCAGGAAGTACCTCGACCGGACGCCGAACGACCCGCGCGGCAAGGCCGACGTGGTCGCGAAGTACAACCACCAGGACTCCGCCGTCCTCGGCCGGACCACCAACGGCACGCTCGACATCCAGGAGACCGACAAGGGTCTCGTATTCCGGGCCACCCCGCCGGTCGGCACGCCGACGACGGCCGAGGTCGTGCCCCTGATTCGCGACCGGTACATCTTCGGGTCGTCCTTCGCGTTTTCGCTCACCGAAGCGCGGGGCGAGTCGTGGGACGAAGACCCCGCCGGGAACGTCACGCGGACGATCACCGAGGCGGCGATCTTCGACGTGTCGCCCGTCACCCACGCGGCCTATCCGAATAGCTCCGTCGGCCTTCGCTCCCTGTCGGCATGGAAGGCGGCCCGCGGGCTCGTCCAGCACAGGAGCGAGGGCCGCGGGCTCGTGATCTCGCTCGACTACGATCGGACCTGGACCGCGGCCCCCGGCCTCTGGCGGTCGTTCGTCGCGATGGCGACGGCCGCCGGGAACCGCGTGGTCTGCATCTCGCGGCGCGAGAACGACGAGGCGAACCGCGAGGAGCTGCGGCTGGCGTTCGCCGACCTCGAGGTCTCCGACCTGATCCTCTGCGGGGCGAACACCCAGAAGCGGGACGCCGCGGCCGCCGCCGGCCTGGCGGTCGACGTGTGGGTCGACGACTACCCCGAGGGCATCGTCTCGGCCACCGACGCGAAGCCGACCCGGGCCCTGCGGGTCTCGTCCCTGGCCGGTGCCCGGGACGAGACCCGCAG